TGGTGGTGCAGATATTTTCACAGTTACTGCAGATCCAACATATCCACTTCCAGAATTATTGATTGTAAGTGCTTGAATTGTTCCTGCAATAGAAACGGTCGCAGTTATTGCAGCAGATACAGCCGCAGATGCAGCAGAGACCGACGCGACCGAATTTAAGACCCCGCCCAGGTGGGTGGGTAAACGGATGGAGATAGAAATATGGCCGACAAAAAAATCAGCCAGTTAACAGCACTCAGCGCCGCTAACGTCGCGCCAGCAACAGACGTGCTTGCGATTGTTGACACAAGCGCGACTGAAACCAAGAAGATCACCGCCAAAGACTTGATCGACGGCGCGTTGAACGGCGGCACCGCCAACGGCGTCCTGTATTTGAACGGCAGCAAGGTGGCGACGAGTGGGTCGGCGCTGACGTTTGATGGGAGTGCTTTAGGCGTTTCTAGCGCGTCAAACAATCAACTGACGCTCAACGCAGTTTCTGCGTCTACTGGAACAAGAATTACATTTTCTAGAAACAGCACAGCAAATACATATTTTGGTGATGCTTGGTCAATTACTGGCGAAAACCTTGACGCTACCGCGCTTTTCACTACCGGAACGAACCCTTTAATTTTTGGCATTGGCACCGAGCAGATGCGCCTCACCTCCACCGGCCTCGGCATCGGCACGACGAGTCCGGGTGTAAGGTTAGACGTTATTGGAACACAGAACGTATCCGGCGCAGCAAGCGGAACCGCAACCGGAACTCTTGTTGTTAAAGGCGCACAGTCAAATGCAAGCGGATTAGTTCTTACTCAAAACAATTCCACTGATACCGCAAGCATTACAAACTATTACAACAGCCCATTAATTTTCGGCACCAACAACACCGAACGCGGCCGGTTCAGCGGGGGGGGCTATTTCAAGGCGAGTGACGCGGGGACGTATAACAACTCAACCGGCACTTACCATGAGTTGCGTCAAACTGCTAATGATACTTGTGCGTATATTTCCGCGACCAATGCGAGCATGGCTTTTAACGTCATTGCAGCGGTGGCAACCAGAGGCGCAAGTTCTGCATTCAACTTTTTAAGTTGCGCGGCAAATAGCGTTGATCAGTTTTATGTTCGTGGCGATGGCGTGGTTTACGCGCAGAACACGACGATTCAATCTATCTCTGATGCGCGGCTCAAGGAAAATGTGCGCGATGCGTCGGAGGGTTTGAATGTCATCAATGCGCTTCGCTCTGTTCGCTATGACTGGAAGGAAGGATTTGGCAACAACCGCAAGGATCAACTTGGCTTTATTGCCCAAGAAGTTGAGGCCGTATTCCCCGATGCCGTCAGCGAATGGAAAGCAAAGGAAGGCGAAGAAGCCTACAAGACGGTCGGCCCTGCCGCGTTGATTCCGGTGCTGGTCAAAGCAATTCAAGAATTGTCTGCCAAAGTCGCCGCGCTGGAGGCCAAGTGAACACAGGCTTACTAGCCCTGTTTTGCCTGCTGCAAGCCGCTGACGTTTACACGACGCTTACCGTGCTGAAGCAAGGCGGAAGGGAGTTAAACCCCGTGCTGGCTAAACTCTTTGCCAAGTTCGACCCGCTGGCCGTGATGGTCGGCATCAAGTTGGCGGGGGTGTGGGCGTTGTGGTACGTCAACCTTTGGTGGCTGACGCTAGCCGCTTGCTGCGTGTATGCGTATGTCGTTAATCGAAATTACTGGGAAATCAAAAAATGATCGAATACAACTGGAACATTTCCCGCCTCGACTGCCTGCCGCAGTCAGAGCAGGGAGCCGATTACGTCATCGTGGCGCATTGGCAGTGCAATGGCTCCGAGGACAACTACAGCGGATCGGTCTACAGCACGGCCTCTTTCCAGCCGTCGGGCGAATCGTTTACGCCCTATGCTGATCTGACCAAAGACCAAGTGCTCGGGTGGATCTGGGCAAGCGGTGTAGACAAGGACGCCACAGAGGCGGCGGTCGCGCAGCAGATTGAGAACCAGAAGAATCCGCCTATTGTGTATCCTCCGCTTCCGTGGGTGCAGTAATGCAAGAGATCGAGTTGAAGGTGGAACTTTCCGAAGCCGTTGCAATCGTGAATATGCTCGGCCAGTTGCCGACATCCTCCAACGCGCACGGCTTGTGGTTAAAATTGCGCGAACAGGTCGAGCCGCATCTGCCGAAAGATGACGCGCCGAAGCAGTAAGTCGAGCGGGGTGGTATATGGCTAATCTTTTTGATTCCGCAAACTACCCCACGCGCGAGCCTGCCTCATTGCAGATCGGCGATCTGTGGGCGTGGAAGCGCACTGATCTTGTGACGGATTACCCGTCATCGGCTTACAGTCTGTCTTACGTGCTGCGCCGCGAGATTACCGGCGAGCGTATTGCGATTAGCACGACAGGATCGACAACGGCGTATACGGTCGAGGTGGTATCAAACACGACCGACGATTACGAGCCGGGACGGTATCACTGGGTGGCATACATCACCCGCACGTCGGACTCGGCTCGCGTCGAGGTGGATCGCGGCGTTTTCGACATTGCGCCCAATCGCAGCACGGATTCTGTCGATCCGCGCTCATTCGCACAGATCGCGCTCGACAACATCGAGACCTATCTAAAAGACCCGACCAACATTGCAGCCGCGTCCTACTCGATTGCGGGCCGGTCGCTGTCGCGATGGAATCGCGCCGATCTTTACGTCGAGCGCGAGCGGCTAAAGGGTGAGGTGGTGCGCGAGCAGCGAGCCGAGCAGATTCGCAAGGGTCTCGGCACCAATGCCACCATTCGCGTGAGGTTTTCGGCATGAGCATATTGGACATTTTCAAGCGCACGCCAAAGCCCTCTCGCAAACGAGGATTCGAGGCCGCCAACACCGGCCGATTGTTTAGCGACTGGATGACCCAAACAAAGACCGCCGACAGCGATCTGCGATACGCGCTGCGAGCAATGCGCGCTCGCTCGCGCGACCTTTGCCAGAATAACGACTATGCGCGGCGGTATCTGAACCTAGTCTCGACTAACGTAGTCGGGCCGAAGGGGATCACGCTGCAAGTGCGCGCGCGGGAGTTAACCGGCGCGCTGGATCAGATTGCGAACCAGCAACTCGAGGCAGCGTTCTACGCATGGGGTCAACCGGGCGTCTGCACGGTCGATGGTCGGCTGTCGTGGATTGACGCGCAGCGCGTGTTCATCGAATCGGTTGCACGCGATGGCGAATGCTTTGTGCTCTTTGTGGAGGACAACGCAAACCCGTTCCGATTCCGATTGCAGTTCATTGACCCAGATCTGATCGACCAGGACAAGAACGAGATTCTCGCCAACGGCGGGCAGATTCGGATGGGCATCGAGGTGGACGCTGCGGGCAGACCTGTTGCTTACCACGTCCGCGTGCGCCCGCCCGATGACTACCAGATCGGCAGCACGAACCCGCGCACCGAGCGCATACCGGCTGACCGAATGATTCACGCATTCCGACCGGATCGCATCGGCCAGAATCGCGGCTCACCGTGGACTGCTACGGCGATGACGCGCCTCAAGATGCTGGGCGGATACGAAGAGGCGGAACTAGTCGCCGCGCGTATCTCAGCCAGCAAGATGGGCTTTTTCGTCAGCGAAAGCGGCGATGAGTACCAAGGCGATGGCAACAACCCCGACGGCTCGCTGTCGATGGACGTGCAGCCTGGGCAGTTCGCGCAGTTGCCCGCTGGCGTCGATTTCAAGTCTTATGACCCGCAGCACCCGAGCACGGCTTTCCGAGACTTCGAGAAGGCAATGCTGCGCGGTATCGCATCGGGTCTCGGCGTGTCGTATACGTCGCTGGCTAATGATCTTGAGGCGGTTTCGTACTCAAGCATTCGACAGGGCTTGCTCGAAGAGCGCGATCATTGGCGCATGGTGCAGAATTGGGTGATTGAGCACTTTTGCCAGCCGGTGTATCTGCGCTGGCTGCGGCAGACGCTCGACGCTGGCGTGGTCAATCTGCCCGCAAGTAAGTTTGTCAAGTTCAGCGCGACCCAGTGGGTGCCGCGCGGCTGGCAGTGGGTAGACCCGCGCAATGAGGCCGAGGCGCAGATTGTCGCCATCAACAATGGACTGATGACCCGCACGCAGGCGCTGGCCGAGCGTGGGCTGGACATCGAAGACGTGATGCGCGAGCGTCAAGCAGAGGAAGAGATCATTTCCAGTTTTGGCGTGACATTGCCCGGCGGCACGTCACCCATTCCGCCCGAGGTGAACAATGGCGGCTAACTACGACATCGTTTGCGATCAAGGCGCAACATTTACGCGCATTCTGACGTGGCAGGATTCATCGGCCAATCCGGTGAACTTGACGAGTTACACTGCACGAATGCAAGTACGTGCGACGGCTGATTCTTCGACCGTTCTGCTGTCTCTGACCACAGAGAACAGCCGCATCACACTTGGCGGCGCTGCGGGCACGATCACGCTTTTGGTCTCTGCGACCGATACGGCTGCGGTGACTGCGGGCGAATACGTCTATGACCTTGAGGTGGTCTCTAGCGGCGGAACGGTAACGCGCCTTATCCAAGGATGTTTCACCGTTGACGCGGAGGTTACTCGGTGAGCACGAGACTGATCGTTAACGAAACAAATCAGAATTTGATCGTTAACGACTCATCAACAAATATGGTTGTTGATGAGCAATTAAACTCGGTGATCATCGAGGAAAGCGAGACCGAGGTGATCGTCCGCACCGGCTGGCCGGAAGCGGCCAAGAAGGGCGCGAACAGCGACATCACCTCGATGAACGGGCTGACTGGCGGTATCGCCACGCCCGACTATATCGACTTTGATACGACCGCAACACCAGCCAATGCAGTTGGCAGAGTTCGATGGGATGCAACCGACGGAAGTTTGCAACTCGGACTGCCTGGCGGAAATGCAATATCTGTAATTGGACAAACAGTTCACGCATACGTTAAAAGCGCCGAATCGGTCACGATCAACAAGGGCCAGCCGGTTTATCTTTATCAAGCGACCGGAAATCGTGCGAGCGTTAAGTTAGCGAGCAACGTTCAAGACCCGACATCTGCAACGACATTTGGTCTTGCGGCTGAAAGCATCGGCCCCAATCAAGCCGGGTTCATTGTTTGCCAGGGCGTTCTTGATGGGCTGAACACAGGCGCTTACAACGAGGGCGACATTCTGTACCTCGGCGCAAGTGCTGGAACCTTGACGGCGACGAAGCCGAAAGCGCCGAATCACATGGTTTATATTGGCGTGGTCGAGCGTGCTAACGCTGGCAACGGCCAAATTTACGTCAAGGTGCAAAACGGGTACGAACTGGACGAAATCCACGACGTACAGATCAACTCACCCGCAAATGGGCAGTTAATCATTTATGACGCATCGACCTCGCTCTGGAAAAATGCCAATCTTACTGCTGGCGCTGGCATCACGATTACGAACGGCGCGGGCACTGTTACGATTGCTGCGCCGCAAGTTGGTACCGTAACGAGTGTTGCAACCGGCACAGGACTAACTGGCGGGCCGATTACGGCCACAGGTACGATCAGCCTCGCCGATACTGCGGTGAGCGCCGGATCGTATGGGTCTGCTAGTTCAGTTGCGACCTTTACGGTCGATGCTCAAGGCCGACTGACTGCGGCGGCAAACAGCGCCATTTCGATTGCGAATACGGCGGTTTCTGGGCTTGGCACGATGTCAACCCAGAATGCCAACAACGTTTCGATCAGCGGCGGCACGATCACCGGCGGCACGATTTCGGGCATTACCGACCTTGCCGTGACCGACGGCGGAACGGGCGCATCGAGCGCATCGGGCGCGCGAACTAACCTTTTGCCGACGTATGCCAGCAACGCGGGCAAGGTGCTAGCGGTCAACGTCGGCGGAACCGATGTCGAATGGGTGCCCGCTGGCGGCGTTGGCTCGGTCACAAGCGTTGATGTCAGCGGAGGCACGACCGGCCTTACAACGAGCGGAGGCCCGATTACAGGGGCCGGGACGATTACCCTAGCCGGAACACTTGCCGTCGCTAACGGCGGCACTGGGCAGACCTCCGTGCAGTCTGCGATGAATACGTTTGCCGGTGCCGTGACGAGCGGTCAGTATCTGCGCGGCAACGGCACGAATGTGGTGATGTCGGCTATCCAAGCCGGTGACGTGCCGACCTTGAACCAAAATACGACCGGCACGGCGTCTAATGTCACCGGCACGGTGGCCGTCGCTAACGGCGGTACGGGCGCGACAACGGCGGGGGCTGCACTGACAAGCCTCGGCGCTGCGGCATCGACCATCACGATTTCGGCTGGCACTGGCTTGAGCGGCGGCGGCGATCTGACCGCGAATCGGTCGATTGCGCTCGCCAATACCACAGTGACGGCGGCATCGTATGGGTCGGCCTCACAGGTCGGCACCTTCACGGTGGACGCGCAGGGCCGACTGACTGCCGCATCGAATACGAATATCGCAATCGCTAACACTGCGGTTTCGGGCCTCGGCACGATGTCCACGCAGAATGCGAGCGCCGTAGCGATTACGGGCGGCAGCATTGGCGCGGTGACGTATCAGCCTGGCGCGAGTGCAACTCCTGCCAGCAACGGCGATATGGTTTTTGAGATTACCGACAACTCAACTCTGACCATCAAGGTCAAGGGCAGCGACGGCACGGTGCGTGTAGTTGCACTCACCTTGACAACAAGCGCAGAATCGTTCTTGAGGTTGGAATAATGGCGGTCGATTTACAGCCGACAGAGGCGATGGCAGCAGAGGCCGAGCGCGGACTTGCTTGGCGTGAAGAGTTTGGGCGCGGCGGCACAGCCGTCGGTGTGGCCCGAGCGCGTGACATCAAGAATCGGACGAATCTCTCGCCCGAAACAGTCCGAAGGATGGTGAGTTACTTTGCAAGACACGAAGTCGATAAAGAGGCCGAAGGCTTTAGCCCCGGCGAAGAGGGCTACCCCTCGGCGGGCCGTATCGCGTGGGCGCTCTGGGGTGGAGACCCCGGCCAAACCTGGGCTAATCGCAAGAGCGAAGAACTGGATCGAGAAGATGAGGGCCGAAATATGGACACGATAGAAAAGCGCCATGTGATCGCTGTCGTCGAAGACGAAGCGACAGTGACGGTGACTTTTGCCAAGTCGCAGTACGACATGGACGAAAGCGAAGAGGCCGACGAGCAGATCGAGGCTTTCGAGGAAGCCGCCGAAGAAGCCGCAGAAGTTGTGGCAGAGGCAGCGCGCCCGAAGGATATCTACGGCCATGAGCCGGGCGATCCCGACTACGTTGGGCCGGGCAAGCGCAAGGGGCCAACAGATCGCGTGTTTCGCTCTGCTGTGTTCGAGCGCGTGGTTACAGATGACCGCCGCGCGACACTCGCGTTCTCAAGCGAAATGCCGGTGGATCGCGGCTGGGGCATGGAAGTGCTCGACCATTCGCCCGGTGCGATCAATACAGAATTTATCGGAAGCGGCCGCGCGCCGCTTTTGGTGGATCACGAGATGTCCGATCAGATCGGAGTCGTGGAGCAGATCAACCTCGGGGCTGACCGCGTGGCGCGGGC